AGAATTTATCCAACAATGATATAATCATATGTTACATCAGTATGAGATGTATTTCTATGCCCTATAACAAAACTACTTTTAGCTTTTGTCTTAATATATGTATGGTCTGATTCTGCTGCTGCATTTGAAGTTCTTGGTGATAATACAATGACTGAATCAAAACCTGCTCTTTCATTACTGACTGTAGTTTCTGTTGCTGATGTTGCTAAAGTACAAGTGCCACTGTTATTAGTCTTGCCATTCATAGCATTATTAACTACTTCTGCTACAGCTCTAGGGTCACCACCTTGATACGGAAGTGTACGATACATTCTAGGCATTATCTATTGCCTTGTGGTTTTACATCTACATCTACTGCCATAGCAGTTGTCCAGTTACCTGTAGGTTGCACATTGAATCTATGATACCTACCTGCACTTCTTAAATTACATCTACCCTCTGATGTAGCAGGAACAAACGCACTAAATCCAATAGTATCATCTAACTCTCTGCGACTAGCTACAGCTACTTGTGCTGTGCCATTATCTATCTGTGGTCTTGCTAATGTAGCTACAGAGTTATAGCCAATCTCAACATCTGTTGTAATAAGTTGAGGTGTTATAGATGTTCCTGTAAAGGTTACTATTTTAGTGCCTTTAGCACCTGCAAATAAAAATTTACCACCTATAAACAATCGTGAATCTAATGATGCTTTCATCTCATCTATATCTGTATAACCTAAACTACTTACTAAAGTTTCTAATGTCTCTCCTAAAGTAGCAATAGTGCCTACAACATCTGATGTGGTTTCAGCTCTTGACCATTTTCCTAACTGCCAATTATAAATAAGTATTTTTCTGTTTCCATCTACATCTGCATAATTCCATACTACAAGATTTTTAACTGGGTCAACTGCTGCACTAATTGTATCTATTTTTGTTAAGTCAGCATTATCAAAGAAAAATCTATCTACTTTTTCTAATCCTATGTTTGTTACTGTTTGCCCATCTGTAGAATACCAACCATCATCTGACAAAAAGAAAGTTATGTTTCCGTACCTAGCAACAGAGTTACCCTCTAAACAACCTAGTCCACTAGAAATAGTATCAAATTGAAAGAATAATGGTGAGCCAACATAAGAAGCTCTAACTATAGATTTTTCTAATAATACAACACCAAACTCACCACCTGTTATTGCTTGAACATTACCACCATCAGGAATTATTTGATAATCACTTTGGCTTGTAGCTCCAGAAGTCCAATCTGTTTCATCATTAATATCTGACCATTGCACTTTATCAGGGTTAGAACCTGCTGCAATATTTCCTGAAAAAACAAAATCACGAACTACAGCAATGTCTTTAGCTACAGGAGCTGCTGCTGCTACATCTGCAAATGCAGAAGAAACACCTATTGTCCATGCTTGTATTTTAGAATTGTCGTTACAAGCTAAAACTACATTGCCAAATTGCTCAAATCTCCAAGTGCCATTTCCACCATACCCACCTGATTTAGATACATCTGCTAATGCAAGTGTTGCAATATTTAGTTTAAATAACTTTGTAGCACCACCTGCAAATACTTCTACATTAGCTCCAAATTTAGCTACAAATATATTGTTAATATTTTCACTGGCAGCGTTAGAAAAATCTTCTGCACTAGGAAAAGCACCATAACCAATACCCAAAGGATATACATTTTTTGCATCATTTAAACTACCTGCGTTTGCAGGTTGGTCTGGTAACCAGTCTGTAAATTGTAATCTTTTTGTTGTCATTTATTAATCCCTATTTAAGAGCCACTTCCTGTACCTGTTGCAATTAAACTAATGTATTGTAATGTTACTTGCCCATTAGGATTACTTGTGCCACTTCCACTATAGTAACCACTACCTGTAATAGATTGACTGCTAGGAACATAATTTTGAACAGAGTAAAAGTTTTTAGAGCCACCTGTACCACCACCTGTCCTTGAACTAGCAGTTCCCAATGTAGAGGTCATGTTTCTAGGGTTGTTAATAGATGCCCACCATGTAGGTGGCACATCAACATTCATTGTAGTGTAAAGAGGGAATCCTGTAGTAAGTTGTGCTGTATCAAAGTATGTACTTAAAGCTACAGTTGGAACAGTAACGCTTGAAGAATAACCTGAACGAGATAAAGTGCCTGTAAAAGTAACTCCTCTACCCCTAGCATCTCCTAATGAAGTTTGGCTACTATCAGTTCTATTGCCACAAAATGCTCTAACATGATTTTCATTCATAGTAGTTGTTCTTGTTGTTGACATTCCTACATTTGAATTTATGTCAGTAAGAGAAATTGCTCCACTTGAGGGTAATCTACCTGCCATTTTCAATCTCCAAAATTCTATTATCTATACTATCTAATAAGGTGTAAGTTATTGAGTTAGTTTGGTTATGATAAAAAACAACAACATCTTTTATTAAATTTTTTAAGTAAGGCAAATTATCAAAATTATCTTGAAAATCTTTTCTATACTCTACTGATGTTTTCATTAAATAGTACCAAAAGCAGTTACATTTCCAACAACAGTTAAATTACCACTTGAATCTACTTTCATTTTACTTGTGCCACCATACTTAAATATAAGAGTGCTTCCAGATTGAACAACAGTCCAATCAGCACCAATACCTAATGTTGTGCTGCCAGTTACAGTAGTTCCTGTTATAGCAGTTGCAGATATAGTTCCACCTGATGTTGTCAATGAAGATAAACCAGTTATTGTGCCACCTGTTATATTAACTGCATTAGAATTTTGTGTAGACATAGTGCCAAGACCTAAATCTGACCATTCAGGAGTATTACCAGAACCTAATGATTTTAAATATTGACCAGAAGTTCCAGATGCACCATCAAATGTAAGATTGCCTGTAACAGCTAATGTGCCTGAAGATGTAATTGTGCCAGAGCTAGTCCAACCATCACCACTAGAACCATCTTGCCAATTTTTAATTTGTGCCATTGTTTCACGAATTGCATTATTAATGGTACTGGGTGGGCAGCCCTCATTTATGTTTATTGAGTTTATGTCAGTATTGTTAGCTGCAACACTGTCCCATTGTGATACTTTAGTTTTTGCCATTTGTTATCCTCGTCTTAACCATGTATTAGTTCCTACTGGAACATCTGTCCATTCTTCACCTAGTATTGTTCCTAACGCTACTACTGTTCCTGCACCACTAATAGAAGCATTAGCGTGTCTTGTTATAGAAGTTCCTGCTGTTAATGTTGCTACTCCCTCTACACTTGCAGTTCCTACAGCAGTAAACCCACCGATTGCTTGAACTGTAGCTACTCCAGAAATACTTGCTACACCTAATGCAATATTTAATCCTTCAGCAGTTAGCGTTGCTACTCCACTGATACTTGCATCAGCATCAATAATAGAACCTGATAGAGCAACAGTTAATGTTGCACGACCAGTAATATCACCCTCACCAAATGCTACATAAACAGCATTAGCAGTAACAGTAGCAGTACCTGTAATAGAACCTGTTGCATTTTCAATAAGACCTGCTAATGAAGTAACAGTTGCTACACCACTAATACTTGCATCACCAAATCTAATTCTTAATCCATCTGCTGTTAAAGTAGCAGTTGCACCTATAGATGCAGCACCAATTAATGTTTTACCTGCTAAAGAACTATATGGAGACTCTGAAAATGAACTTATTCCAAACATTATTTATCCTATCTAGCCAATGAGTTTTTAAAAGGGTTTTCGGCAAATGCCATGTAAAAGTATTTTCCGTTATTATCATTAAAAAATACATTAGTTTGTCTATTTTTAAATCCATTAGAAAGAAAATCATAAGCACCAAAAAATTGTTCTGCATCACTATTGTTTGGATTTAAAAATGGAATTACAGCATTAGTTGTTCCACGAGTAGCATCATATATATACCAATTTGCACTTGAATCAATTCTTTTTATCATAACAAATGCAGGTCTAAACCCTGTGTATATAAATGTTCCATCAGTAGAGCCATTACCTGTGTATGTACCAATTTTACTATATCCCTCTATACTTCTAAAGAAATATCCTATCATTTTAGCACTAGAGTTACTACCAAAAGAATAAGTTTGATTATATGTAAACAATGTTGATGTTGGTGCTGTATTAGACCATTGGTTTGAATCAGGAGAGGGAAGTGCAACAGACAAATTTAAATACCAATAATCTTGTGCTGGATTGCCTGTTACACCTACATAGGTTGACCAATTACTTGGGTCATCTACTTCTTTAAAAAATACAAGTTCAGGTACTCCTCCTAATCCATGACCTATAGTTCTAGCACCAGAACCACCATTTTTAGTCCAAGTTACAATACTAAACCCTGCTGTTGTATTAGCAGATACTGTAGATGTTATAGCACCTAATGTATTAGATACTCCAGTACCATTTGCTTTCCAAGACCAACCAACCATTGGTCTAGTGTTTTCATTTACTTCTCTATCATTAGGTCCTGCTGAATCTGCACCAAGAGTAAATCCATCAGAAGTAAACGCTGTAACTTGGTCAGTAGATGTTTTTTCTGCATCTGTTCTGTTACACATCATAAACTTATTATTACCTCTAACTGCATCTACTAAATGATGACTATAGCTACCTCCAGTTCTTGCTTTTAACCATAAAAAATCAGGTTGAAATTCTAAACCTGTAATACTTTGTGTACTACCATTACCTGTATATAATGTCGTATCAAAATGCTTACTACCATCTACAATAGTAGAGTCAGGTAAGTTAAATGTATTTAGTTTTTTATAACCTGTAGGTGGTGTGTAGGCAAATGGTCTTTGACCAAAGTTAATGTCAAAATTATCTCCACTATTATAAAAAGAACATCCTAAATAATATTCAACACTAGGTAAACTTGTAAATGCTGTTCCTTGTGTAGTTCCGTTTCTGTAGAAAGTAATAGTATTAGCATCTAAATCTAAAGCAGTTCCTATAACATCACCTGCTACATACCTATCTCCATAGCTTCCTGTATAAGAACCAGCTCCTTGTTTTCCACCATCTTGTACATAAACATAAGAATTAGTACCACCAAAATTACTATTAGGGTTTAAATTATCTACACCTATTATTCCTGTCATTGCAGCATCATTTGCACCAACTGTATTCCATGTAGTTTCCCAATAATATTTACCAGAAGAAACTGATATTGTACTAACATTACTTCTTTGAGCATTAGTTCCACTTGTAGCTTTTAAATTAGCTTTGTCAATAGTTACAGAGCCAGAAGGTACTAAAGGATTTAATGTAGCAAAGTTACTTGTATCTTCATCTGTTAGCGTAGGTACATCTGACATGATGTCGTAAGTAGTTAATGCACTATTAGTTGTATTAAGGTTATTTTCAGTAAAGTTATTACCATTGCCAGAGTTATCTGTACCTCTACCTTTTAGATAAAATCCATTTGTACCATAAGAACCTCTATATCTTTTAGGTTGCCATACACCAGTATCTTCATTATATTCACCAAAATCTGTTGGTGCTAATGCTTGACCATCTATATGATGTATTTCTGTTAAGTAAGCATCATAATATCTGTCAGCAGAACCTTGTCTCCTAGCAATAGCATGAATTCCTGTTGTAGCATTTATTTGTGTATCTGCATTTTGATTTGGGAATGTTCCTGTACCTGCTGATGTAGTTAGTAGTTCATTATTAACATATAGTTTTATTCTGTTTGTATCAGTAGCTTGTGTTGTATCAATAACTAAAGCAATATGATACCAAGCAGATGGGTCACGCAAAACAGCAGTAGATGTTCTAATAGTTCTTGTACTATTGCTATCTAATATATCTAACTCAAATACATTGTTACCATTTATAGTTACATCTACAAATTGACTATTAGCACTATTAGCTGCACCAAAAATAACTTGTGAACCTGTTAATGCTCCTCGTTTTGTCCAGCAACTAAATGTCCATGTTTTTTTGTTACCATCACTAGATGGAGTTCTACTTAAATAAGCACTAGCAGACGAACGAAAGCGTAAGCTGTTGTCTAGGGTATAACCAGTAGCACTGTTAGATGCTGCTCCGACTAATAATGGCATTATGAAACTCCTAGAGTTTGACCTTGCTCGTAGAGATTTGTCCCATCAGACCTGAAGTTAAAGAAGTCAACTGCATTAGCTACTGTAGATAAGGTAGGAGCAGTTGCTGCGTTCCATTTAAATATAGCGTTCCATGCTAAAGTTCTTGACCCTGTACCATCTTGTGTAACTTGTATACTATAAAAAGCACCATCTTCTAAATTAGTTGGTGCAGCAACAGTTCTGTTTCCTGCTAATGTAACTTTTGCTACCTGTCCAGAATCTGTGTCCCAATTAATAGTAGCTGCATCAGTAAGTGTTAGCGTAGGAGAAAATCCTTGACCATTGACTTGTAGATTAAGTGAGTTAGTTACATTTTCCCCACTTAATGTTCCGTTTCCGTTAATTGATAATGCCATTATTTATTCTCCCAGTTCTGTTCATTCATTACTGTAATTAATTCTTCTACATTTTTAGCACCTGCAATAGCTGTTTCTAGTCTATTAGATTCAGCAACTACATGAGCTCTTTTGGCAACAACATCTTTAGGAATGGCTACATCTCTTTCTGTTTTTCTAGTTACATACCAATCAGTTTGTGCAAGTATAGAACCTGCTGTTTGATTTACTTGGTTTGTCATTTGATATTTTAAACCATGTGTTACTAATTTTTCATCTGTATTTACCATAGATTTTGTTTTTGAATCATATGTTTGAACATATACCTGATTGCCATCTTTATCTACAGCATCTACATCTTCCATTGTTTTAGGGTTATCTAGTTCACCATTCCAGTAGTATCTGTCATCAGCTCTTACAGGTTCATCTTCCCATGTAATACCTAGTGCATCTCTATCTTCTTGTGTTGATAGCTGCAACCAATTTTTAGGATAGTTGTTACCACCAATTGAAAATGCTTGTCCAACACAAAGTGTTTTATCATCTAGTTTATAAGCCATTACCTATCTCCCTTTGGGTATTTAGCTTTGACTTCTTTTATATGGTCAAGCCATGTTTCTGTACCATCTTGTACATCATGGTATTGCATATCTAGTTGTTCAGCTAATGGTTTGTATTCTTGTTGTCTTTTATATTTGTATTCTTCAGGGTCTACCCAGTTATTAATAGCATCTAAATCTAATTCAATTTCTTTTCCCTCTTTATCCCAAGCATACATTTCAGTATCACTTTTAACTTTAGTTTTTGCTGCTTCAGGATATAGTGTATGTATAGCTTTCATTATGCTGCTACCTCCATAACTGTTATTGATGGTTTTGCATAACCTAATGCACCTGTATCGCTAAAGTTAGCAAAAAAGTATCTTGTTGCTGCTGCTTCTAATTTTGCATACATACCATAAGTTCTAGCAACAGTTGAACCAGAAGTTGTTTGTGCTTGTAGTTGCATTTGAACCCCATCATTTACATCATAGCTCATATCTCTTACTGAAGAATTACATTGTTGTTTACTTCCTAAAGCAGAAGTATTAACATTTGTACTATTTGTAATATCATATAGTTTCATTGCAACCATTTGAGTTCCATTATTACCACCAAAAAGATAATTACAAGTAACTATTAGTGTGCTATCTGATGCTTTAGGTGTTATTGCAACTCTTAAATCAGAATCTACTTCTGCAAAAGATGTTGATGTAAAAGTAACTAACCCTGTATCTGGTTGAACAGTTACTACTTGTAAAATAGTACCTGTAGGAAAAGAAGCTATGGGAATATCACCTGATAAATTTGGAGCAGAAAGACTACTATTTGTATCTAGTATTGTTCCTGTTGTTGCAGGTAATGTTAGTGTATTAGTTCCAGCTACTGCTGGTGCTGCAACTGTAATAGCTCCAGAGGTGTTTCCTGTTAATACTATATCAGCCATTATTCTGTCTCCTCTGCTACATTCATAGGACTTGCTTTAGTCCATTCTATATACGCTTGATAGTCTGTGTTTGCTTCATCAAAAGGTATTGATATAGTAGAAGTTTCACCATCCTCAAGCTCTACTGTTTTATTTACCCCAACGATTTTATTTGATATAACACTTTTTACTAATTTATATTTCATAATTATAACTCCGCACTAAAAGTAAGTCTTGTAGCTGTACTATTATTAGCAAACATTAAAGTTGCATAACCTATTGTTGATGTACCACCACTAATAGTAGCTGAAAAACTAAATGTTTGTGTTGCTGATTGGTCAACAGAAAAAGATGCACAAGCTAAATTACTATTTCCTGCTTTAGCTAAAAAAGTACCTGTTGAACCTAATGATGGAGCTGCCCTCATTTTTACTGGCAGTTCTGCTCTTAATAACGGATTTGTTGTTCCAACATACATTCCATGAGTCATAAATTCATAAGCAGCTGTACCACCTATACTATAAAAATATCTTTGACACAGTTGCATTTGTTGTCCGTATTGTAAATGTTCAAATGGTGTTGCAGATGTTCCTTCTTCTAGTTGAACTCCTGTAATTTGCCATGTTGCTGATGCGTTAGCTACAAAATGTACATTAGAAGAAATAGACCTTTTACTACCTGCTACCCATTCATTTGCTGTTGTATCAAAATTTGTTCCTGCATCTAAACCAAACATTACATTAATGCCCAATGAATTACTTGTTAGCCAAGTTCCTGATGTATCACCTGCAATAGTTACAGTTTTCTTTTCCCATGTATTAGCAGAAGAAACAGTATAGGTTGATACATAAGCTCTATCAAAAGCATTATTACTTATTGACACAGGGTATGTTCCTGTAACAGATGCTTTTACCCAAAAAGATATAGTTATTGTTTTTGCATCTGAAGTACCCCAATTTAAATGAGCAGTATTAAGTCCTTCTATTTTTTGTCTTGGAGTAAGAGCATTACCTGCACCTACTGATTGTGTTGTTGAGTTATTTGTAATTTTTAAAGAATGTGAAAATCCTGCTGGAGCATCTGTTACTTGTTGATAAGTTTGAGCATTAGTAATTCCATGTAAAAAAAGTTGCCATCTATCTGTCATCATAGCACTGGTTGAATGACTTGTGCTTGTGCCTACAAGAGTATTACTAGCACCACCATTTCTTTGGTCAATCCTCATATCACCATTAATAATTTTATTTTTACCTGCTTGTGAAGTAATAGCACTACCACTTGCATTTTGTAATCCACTAGATGTTATTTTAGCTTTTGTAGTACCACCTGATTGCAGTTCTAAATCACCACTTGTATCAGAAGTTAGCTTTAATCCGTTACTTGTATCTGCATTAATTATTGTAGCCATATTATAATACCACCCATCTTTGTCCAGTAGGAACAGTGACTGTTATTCCACTAGCAACAGTTACAGGTGATACTGACATTGCGTTGTAACCTGTAGGCACTGTGTAGTTAGTTCCTATTGTTGAATTATTTATAAACATACCATTGGTTGCACCTAATTGTGGTGCGTTACCTGTATTGGTACTATCTTGAACTACAGCTTTTTCAGCAGGATAAGTACAAAAGACATCACTTGTACCAGCTAAAGTAATTTTACTGCCACTATTGCTAGATTCTAATACAGTATCCCTAGACAAAGTTGTGCCTGAAGCTGTATAAGTTCCCAAACCTACTTCGTAATTGTTACCACTTTTAATAGCGTAGTAAGTTGTATTTGCATTACCTATAGCAGCAAAAGATTGAAAACCTGCACTTGCTCCAGCTAATGTGACTGTGCCTGTACCTGTTGTCGTAGTGGTTTCTTTTACTCTATCTTTTACAATAAGAGCCATGATTTATCCTTATGCTAATGCTACAGTTAAATTGCCTGTAGTTATTTTAAATATATCACCTGCATCAACAGTTTTAGTAGCATCTAGTGCTGTGTGATATAACATATTGCCACCAGTAGAAGCATCCCATAATCCTATCCATCCAACTACACCCCATGTACCTGTAGCTGTTGGAAAAGTTATATCTGCATCTGAAGCAACCAAACCTGATGTGCCTGAAGCAGTAGCAAAAGAAGAAGCAGTCCTAGCGTAAGAGCCACCAGAAACTTCTGTTCCAGTTCCAGCATCTGTTGGGTTTGCTGTGTGTAATGATACATATGGATTGTTTACTGCTGTAAAAGCAGTTCCATTAAGTGTTAAGTTAAGAAGTTTGACTTCTAAATAATCCGACATTTCAGCCATAATAATTTACCTCGTTGAGTTAGTTATAGTAAGTGGTTGAGCAGGGTATTCAGATTCGTCATCACTTTTGCGTAAAGCTGTAACTCCTCTATCATACATACTTGCCCATGTTGCAAGTCTTTCATCATTCATCAAATATGGTTCAGCTTCACCTAGTGCTGCGTAAAGTAATAAATCAGGTGTGTTAGCTAACCAAAGGTTAGATGAATTAGTATCGCTTAAATAATCTGGTTGATGAAAGTAAACCATTTGAAGCGTGTAAACACCATCAGGAATTGGAGCAAATTGAAACTCTGCACCCAATAGTGTATAGCGATTAGGTAATCCAGAAGTAGATGAATGAGCATTTCTAAAGAAATTACTTGTAGACAAAAACTTAATTGTCTGTGGTGGATTACCTTGTAAGTGTAAATCTTTCATAGCTACAAAATCAGAAGGCAAAGATACAGTAGCATCACCTGCTGTAGTAGATGCAACAGCAACTTTAATTAATTGTCTTATGCGTAAGTCTCTGACAAGTCTATCTTCAGCTAATCTTATAAACTCTGGTATCTGGGTTGTTAAATCAGAACGAGCTAAATAATCAGCTATAGTCGCTTGTAGCGTTGTGTAATCTGTAAAAAATGCCATTTAGATTCTGCCCTGTTTTGTTCTAAAAAATCTATTGTCTGGGTCGTTTAACCATTCTTTAAACTTCTTTTGGTCTAATACATGAAATCCTCTCATGATGCCTTTTTGGTTTAATTTATCAATAACAGTCATAGGAATGGATGCTATCTTATTATCAAATATCTCATTACCCCAAGATGTACTAGCTTGGTTATATTCTTGTTTGTTTTTTTCTACAATATCAGTTACATCTTGTGCAACCTCTATAACAGAACCATTGTCTGTGTCGTGTTTTTTTGCTTTTCTAAATTGTTTGTTTTTTAATTGGTCGTTATATTTTCCCATATCAATCCTTATGATACTGCCCACCGAAGTGGGCATATATCAATTAGTATTAAGCTACTAATAAGTCAGCAACGATACCATGTGCTTTCTCGTTAGATACTTGCAGAGTGTACTCTGTAAGCATTTGATGTTTCTCACTATCACCAGATTTAGCCAAAAGATTTGACTCAAATGGTCGTAGTGTAGCAATAGATGCCATAGTTGGGTCAAGCACTAGAGCTTGTTCACCTGTACCAGCTCCTGTGTCTGGAGTCATAAATCTGTCAGGTACAACAGATAAAGTACCAAAGTCTGACATATAAACATCAGCAGCACCTACAATAGTAGTTTGCTTATCTGATGGAGCCATGTAACGCTGTGCTGCAATACCTGCAAATCCTGATACTGCTTGTTTTTGTGTAGGTGGAACAACCAATAAAGTTGGGTTACCACCTTGTTCAAAAACTTTTTTAACACATTCTTTTAGTTTATCTTCGCCAAAAGCTAAAGGAGTTCCTTTAGTACGAGTAGCAGTTCCGTTACCACCTACAGGACCTGCTGGAGAACCTGCTGTAGCTTCTGTGACATAGTTAGTTAATAACCATGTTTGGATAGAACCAAGTAATCTTGCTGTTGAAGCATTACCTGCACTTTGAGCTACATTACCAAGAATGGTTTTTTCCATATCTCGTTTTAGCTCTTGTCCTGCTTTAGCTAATTGATAAGCTGTTTCTGTCTTACGACCTGCTTTATCAACTGCATCAAGAGTACCAGAAATATGTACTGTTTTACCTTGAATTTGTGTTCTGTTACCTACACGAACTGTAGGAGTATCAGAAGCACCTGAAGCATCAGCACCCTCTACAAGACCACCTGCACTAGCTGCTGCTAATGTATCAGTTTGCCATTCGTGGTATGTTGCTGTTGCTTTTGTTTTACCAATAGATGAAACTACTGGTGTTTCTGTTGGTGCAATGTTGAAGATAGTATTGCTTAAATCTTCTCTTTGACCAATCGCTGTATAAGTTCTAAATTCTGCCATTGTTTTTCCTTAAATAAAGTTTTCAAAAATAGCTGCTGCATCTCTGGCTGAACCAGTTTGCTGTAGCCGTTTCATTTGTTTTTTCTGTATATCGGTTACATTCTGCTTTACTTTAGCTCCAGACTTTACAGTCTTTGGTGCTTTAGCGACTTTTTTCTTAACATCAG